TTACTCAGGCACTACGAGATCAGTGAACACGCTGTCAACTTCAGCCTGAATGCTAGCAAGAAGTTTCGCCTTTTGGTCTGCAACCTTCTTGGCTTCTTTCGTTTCGGCTGCCTGCAATAATTGCTGGGTAAGCTGTTGACGGTAATGTTCTCGCTCAGCTTCAAGTTCACTGATGTACTCTGCTTTTACACGCTCATCAATGATTGCCAAATCAGCTTGCTGTAGTTGCTCAGGCTTAACCATATGGGCATGATAGTTCATGTTACTCATAGACATCGGATATCGATCAGTCAAGGTGAACCCTTGCGTATTTTTCTCGATCACCTTGGCAAGAAAGAGATATGGAAGTTCTCCCCTTACCATCTCACAATTTTGGTCAGTTGAACGATACATAGCGTGAAAGCCCTGCTGGCGTTTTAGCAATTCGTTAGCATCATACTTGCGCGGTACACCCTTGATTGAAATTCGGGCCTGTGAATTGGTAGCTGTATTTGTCATTGTATATTCCTTATGGTTGGTTTATTGGCTGTTATCATTTGCTTTCATTTGTGCAAGTCGTACTCTCATCTTGCTCAGCAGAGATTCTTTGTATGCTTCATCAAGTTTTTTGGCTGGCTGCTTGGTAGCTGTAGCACTTACAACACTGGTATCAATCTGCTGTGTAGTTTGTGTGCATTCCTTTGCTTGTTGTTGCATTGCACGTCGCCGCTCAAAAGCCCTTGTGAGTCCACGACTGATGTGGTCAGAACTCCTCATTTGTATTGCTCCTGAGCTTCATGTAAAGCTGACAATCCGTATTCTGTGGTCAAACGATCAATCACGTCAGTAGCGCGTCGAACTCCAACCTTGTCACCAACTGCGATCGCTGATTTTTTCAAGTGAATGAAGTGAACCATTTGTTTGATTGCAAGGTATTTACTAAGATCAATATCATTGTCGATAGTCATTGTTTATCCTTTGGGGTTTGTTGTGTAGAAAGGCACCAGACATATGGTTAAAAACTGCATTTGAATCCATATGAATCAAGGCGTGTAAGGGGTGCAAAAACGCCAAGTTAGGCTAGGGTATCAAGTGGCGTTTATTGAGGGTGTAAACGCCTTGCAGAAGCTCTCAGCGGTATTTGTCTAGGTACGCTTTGGCAGCGACAGCACCCGTGTTGAATACATCTGAAAGGTCATGATGGTTAACATCTGGGTTGTTGGCGATCCAATGTTGAATGCTGAACAAACGATCATCTGGCACCGGTGTTAGCTCTTTACGAATTCGAGTAGTAATAAGTTTTACCTTGCCCTGCTTACCTTTACTGATTTGTTCCATGAAGCTAGGGCAAGCGGTCATCAACTCACCGACTGTCACCTGTACACCATTGCGATGTGCTTTGGTTGCCAGCCTGTAGTAACGATTCAACACTGTGGTTGAAACAGGATGAAACTCGTGATGTTCATCTGGTGTTGGTGTATGAGATGTTGTGATTACGTTCAGAATCAACTGGGATGATTTGTAGATGGCTAAGTAGTTAGGCATTGGTTTTCCTTATTTGATTATGTTTTATCCTCTGACTTGGTTAAAGTATTTTAGGATTGATAGGGTATTAGATGATTAAAGCTTTATTCGCATCATTACGACGAACATTGTTGCTTGCAGTGGTAATTAAAACTTGAAGACAGTGCTGGTAACTTGTGTGGCCAGCACGACGCATGAGTTCTTCAAGTTGGAACACTGCACGGTCGTTCAGTTGCACTCGCATTTATACACACTCCATGGTTCGGATCAGACGATCCTGAATATAGTTGTTGATTGACATGCCCTGAGATTCAGCAGCATTCTTGATCGCAGCGAAATTGGTGGAACTAAATGCAATCTTCACAGGAACCATTGGTGTTTTGCTTGCTCGCCACTGAACGCCTCTACAGGTTGACCCGCAAGTAACGGCGTGACTGCGTTTACCGACTAATGATTTGTTACAGCTTGCGCATTGTTTTTCTACATGCATAAGGAATCGCTCCATTTAGAGTTGGTGATAAAGAGTTGTTTAATGTGTTGTTTTGCGACAATAAAAAAGCCGTAACCTGTAAGGATTACGACTCTAGAGTTTTGCGGAGAAGAAATAACACATTACTGACAAAACAGAAGGAAGGGCTGAGTATCAGTAATAGGCAGGGAGGGAGCTGCGGAAGGCATTGTTACTTCTTCTCCTATATGTGCCATTATACACTTTAAACAGAGAATAAGTCAATACCGTTGAGCATTTGTCAACAACTTTTTATTAACTAATTTTCAAATTAAAAGTTTAGGTGTCGGATTGTTTCGGCCATTGCTTTAATAGGGATGCGGCTTCCGTATACGCCGAAGGTGACGGCAGAGTTTTCGTGACCAGCGATACGCTTGATTAGGGCATCTTTTACTCCTGCATTTCGTCTTGTCCCTGCTGAATCCTTTGGATGGGGCGAGGCAGCCAACTCCTAATTCATCATGGCTGCCTATCCGTTTTTGATCAGTCGATTAAGTGCAGCACGTCCCTTACATTGAGGTGGGAGTATCGCGCCACGGATCGTGTATCTCTATGCCCTGACACAATCATGATCTGAGCATTGTTGAAGCCTTTCTTCGCGACGTTGGTGATTCTGGTGTGCCTGAGTTGATGTAGCCTGACACTGCTGTCTAAGCCAGCCTTCACACGTGCCAAGCGCACGGCTTGAGTTACGGCGTGCGGTGTAACCGTGAATACTTGACCGTTTGGGTGGCGTGCCACAATGGCCCAAAGTTGGGCGAGTTCAAGAATCTCAACCGCACGGTGGGTGAGGGGAACTGACCGTGTACCATTCTTCCCGTCGATAACATCAGCGATACGGTCCTTGAGGTGGAGGCAGTCTTTTGTCAGCTTCAGAATTTCGGATCGTCTCATGGCAGTCTCATAAGCCAGTTCAACGATGAGCTTCATGGTGGGTGAGAGCTTCCCCAATAGTCGCTCAAGCTCGCTCGCACGGATCACCTTGTCAGAAGATCGGTCTGGCTTCGGTAGGGCGATATCACTCACAGGGTTGTGAATGTCGATCAGTAATCCGCGTTTGGCGAACCTATAGAAGCGGGACATAAATGCGAGCTGCGTTCTGCACGTGGACGGCTTCACTTTCTTCAGTCGCATGATCTTGAAGTCGTTAATCATCTGAGGCGTGATTTCGTGAATGGGCTGGGTGAAGTGTCTGCCCAGATGCTCCACGATTTGCAGTGCATGGTCGTAGCTGCCTTTGCCCTTGAGCATGGTTTCGCAGTACGTCATACCTAACGTATAGATAGTGTGATGTTTGCGATCCATCGTCACGGCTTCAAGCTGGTTTGCCCATGACTCTGCTTCAGCTTTGGTGTTGAAGGTTTTTGAGTGGGGAGGTTTACCTTTTACGCGTACCTGAGCGTTCCAGTTTCCGGATGGAAGTAAGCGAATATTGGCCATTTTTGACGCCTCATGATGTGAATGGGCGTTCTGTGAAATCCAAGAGCAGCAGGGCTTGGAGCTTGCTCCTAGCAGACCTTGACATGGTGGGGGTCGTTGGTTCGAGTCCAATCGCGCCTACCAAACAAAATCCGCTCTGCTGGGCGGTCTAGAGGGGTCACCGGAAACGGTGACCCCTTTTTGCTTTCTGCGATTTGCAAAACTTTTGCAAAACTCCCACCTCAGAACGCCAACTCGGCGCTCACCTCCAAGTACTCGATCTTCTTTTCGTCGTGCCCCTCCTGATAGTGCTTCGTCATCTTCTCGTCCGCATGGCCCAGTAGCGCCTGGATGTATTCCGTCGGGAATTTCTGCTGCTCGTAAAGCCATTGAGTGAAGGCCAGGCCAGTGCCGTGTTCACCCGGCTGGGCAAAGGTGAGTGGACCAGTCACGACCTTCGCAAGGTGGCGCGTACCGGCTGGGCAGACATCGGCATTGACTATCTGATCAGTGAACTACTGATCAACCGTTCCATGGGCCACAACGTGAAGGTGTACGTCCAATCAGACGTGATGAGTCGCAAGCGCGATGCCCTGGAGAAGTGGCATGCGCATTTAGATCAGCGTGGTTTTGACCTGATTCACGGATTGCCCGGCAGTAGATTGGGATATTCCGGTAATGCCCCATAAGCCACGGAACATAAGGCCTGCGAGGCACTTCAAGAATCAACCATAGGCGAGGTTTAAAAATGGGAATTCAAGCTGATTTAGCCGACCTGGCCGACCTGAAGCGCCTGGCCGACGCGATCCATGGCAAAGGCACGACAGTCGAGATGCTCAATCGCTGGGCGCAATTTGAGGCGGCCTGCAAACCAGAACTGATCGTGGCCCTGATCGCCGAGAAGGAGCGATACGACGAAGGTATGCGCGCAATTGCATGCCAGTTAGGTGCTGGAGGCTACAACGCTACAGAACTTACGGCAGACCAGCTGCTGGCAAAGGTCTGCGATGGGCTGAATGCATTTACCGACACTTCCGGCTGCCTGCTGGATCAGGTTCGATCTGAGCGCGACCAACTCAAGTCAGTGGTTGATTCGCTCTCGGAAGCTGTCCGTGGTGCGATCAAATATGTTGCCTTTGCATTTGATCAGGGCATGGAAGGGGCTGAGCCTGCCGGATTGGCCATGGAAGATTCTGTGGCAATGGCTGGTCAGCTATGAAGAAGCTCCACGGATCACTCCAGAAGCGCGAACTGAAGTTCATCGTCGAATGCAACATCTACCTGGGCAAGGGTATGCGGCTCGGGATCTTTCACTTCTCGAGTGCGAGCACTGCCTGGGGTCGGGATGGGTTTGCTGCCATACGCTCCAGACTCTTCCGTTGAGCTACGTTGTGCCGGTACTCAATGCGCGCTTGAAGGACGCGCTCACCGAGATCGCCAAGGCTCGCCATGTCATCGGCGGTGCCCAGGAACAATACGAACAGAACAACCGCCGCGGTGCCGGCGCTTCGAACTTCACAGGGGATTGAGTCATGGCTTTCACACCAACATTTAAAGAGCGTACCGCCGAGGATCTGCTGGAGCATTGGGGCCGCTGGGTCGTGCTGGGTTCGGGTGTATCCTGCTGCGCCTCTCGCGAGAAGACGGTCCTGTCGCCGATGATCACCGATGATGATGCACTGATGATTGACGGTCTGATGGGCCGTCTGCTGAAGCGCTACCCGGAATGTGGTCAGGTGCTCATGCGGTACTACACCTCTCGCGATAAGGCACTGATGGATGTAGGCAAGAAACTGGGCTTCGGTGAAGAGAAGACCAGGCAGCTTTGGAAGGCAGGAATTGCTTGGATTGATGGTGCTTTAGATATTCGTCGAGTGGCTGCTTAAAAATGTGCTAGGGAGAAGGCGCCGCAGCATAAGTCCGCTGTGCGCCATCCAAGTATTTCGGGTGGTCAGAGTGCCGAATTTGTATCAACCATTGCCTTCTTGGCTGACTGAAAATCTTCGCTAGAGAAATGAAGGAGAATGCTTCCCTCGAGCTCTACGGTTGCTGGGCCAGCAGTGATTGCCTTAGCCAAGAATGCTTTTCCTTTAACGGTTTCCGGTGACAGGATTCTTTTTCCGTTAATGCAGGCCTGAACGAACTTCACGTTCGTGCCATTCACCTTGTAAGGGCCAGCTGGCATAACGGCACTGTTTTGGCCTTCTCTACAAAACGAACCCGTCATATCCACCAGGTTCATGACGATCTGTTCTCCTTCGAACAGGCTTGCCATAGCAACTACTTGTTGGTTCTCCGCTGGATCGAGAACGTACATAGTGGATGTGAATTGTCGCCATTGGGTAGCTTGAGCGGAAAGGGACAGTGCAGATGTGAGAGCGAAGATAAATAGTCTTTTCAATTAAAACTCCTTTTTTTGAACATGGCGTGTGGCTCCGTTGGCGCGGTCGTTGGCGCAGGATGCAGGCAACATGATATTACATCGCGAGGGAGTTGACAGGACCGGGGGCTAAATATAGATTTCAGGTACTTTGCGGTTTTTCCGCGAGCAAAGCCCGACTCTGAAGTTGGGCTTTTTGCTTTCTACTGTCCACAGAGCCTCGGCATTCGCCGGGGCTTTTTCGTTTTCAGCTCCACCACACCCATTGCTCCGAGCTGGGAGTGCTGCTGGAGCTGATTCAAATCAAGTCATGCAGAGTCGGAGTCGAGCGCATGGATCTACTGCATCGCCTGATCGACAAAGCTGAATGGCTTATCGCGGGCTTGATTGGAGCAATTGTTGCCAGTTGGTGGCACAAGGACGACCTTACTGATTGGCGAGCTTTGGCAATTTTCTTGGTCACTGGAGTGGCTTGTTCTCTGTACCTGACAGGCATGGTCAGTGCTTATCTCGGTGTCACAGAGCCGAGCATCGTCGCCGGCATCGGCTTTTTACTTGGCACCTTCAGCGGCTCACTTCTGGCGGCGATCAATCGCGCCATCAAAGCCGCGGACCTCTGGGCGATCATCCGTCAGCGGTTCGGCGGGGGTAATCCACCATGAACTTCGAACTAATCAACTCTATTGATTGCATGCGGCCTGATTGCCTTATGGGCTACCTGGTGCGTGCTGAGCGGGAAGGTGAGAGACGGCATTGTCGGGAAGATCATCTATTCAACGATCGCCATCAGTGGCTTCGTTGTGATGACTCGAACCCAGAACATCTTCTTCAGCCCGACTACAGCGGGTTTGACACTGCATGTGTCGCTGGCATTGGCCGGTGTTCGCCATATCTTCATGGTTACGTGGTGGCTGACGGTTAAAGGCTGGCTCTGCCGAACCCTCAACTGCGAACACTGCATGGGTTGCGATAAAGCCCCAGCCGAGCAGGTTGATCGCCGCAAGCATAGGTGATGGCAAATGCTTAAGATCGACGCCCGTACCAATGTGGAGGAGCTTTCGAAAGCTCTTCGCACGCTTGGTAGTAAGCAGATTCCTTTCGCCTTTGCTCTGATGGCCACACGACTGGCCATGCTCGTTAAGCAGGGGGAGCTCTCAGTGATGAGGGCTCGCCTTACCTAGTGTTCCAAGCCGAGATGGAGGCGTTTCAAGTGCGTCTTGAGCTGGAGCGCATGAAGGTGGATCGAATGGCATTCGCCGGACAGGTTCCGGTCAATGTGCTGGGTGCGCATCCGGGTGACTTTATCGTTCCTGAGGCGGATGGTGATTCCATCATTGGGATCGCAGTCCCTGCTTCTGTACTTACGTTTGAGCAATACCGACGAGCCGTGGGTATCGTGCAGAACGTGCTGCCTGACGGCCGCGCAAACATCCGGGTCAAGGTTGCATAACCAGATTCCGGCTTTCACCCAGCATTGAATCGACAGGGCCGCATTGAGCGGTTTTTTTTCGCCTGGAGAAAAGCGATGTCAGTTACCGAGAAAGACCGCGATGTCCTCGCCCGCACGCTGTGGGGCGAGGCTCGTGGTGAAAGCCTGGCTGGGCAGATTGCCGTGGCCTGGACGATTCGCAACCGTGTGAACGATGGCAAGACCAAGTCGTGGTGGGGCGAGGGCTATGCCGGTGTCTGCCAGGCGCCGTATCAGTTCAGCTGCTGGAATAAGAGCGACCCGAACTATCCGTCCTTGATCGGGGCCAAAGCGATTCCGTTCCGGGAGCTTGCCCAAGCGCGGATCGCTGCTGATCAGGTGATCGATGGCAAGGTGCCAGATCCAACCGGCGGTGCCACGCACTATTACGCCATCACCATGAAGAAGGCTCCGGACTGGGCGGTGAAAGCCAAAGAAACGCGGAGGCTTGGTGGTCACGTTTTCTTCAAGGATGTGTCGTGAGTCCCGCGGCATGGAAACTGGTCGGTATCCTATTGCTGGTGCTGCCAACCGCTGGCGTCACCTGGAAGGTTCAGGACTGGCGCTACGGCAAGCAGCTCGCAGAACAGGCCGGGCTGCATCAGGACGACCTGACCGCCATCAGCAACGCGGCCGCCGACCAGATGCGCGCCAACCAGGACAAGCGACTCGCGATCGAGCAGCGGCTGTCGGCCAGCGACGAAACCCACCACAAGGAACTGAAAGATGCACAGACCAATCAGGCTCGCCTGCGCGATCGCCTTGCCACTTCTGATTTGCGGCTGTCAGTCCTCCTTGCCGAGGATCCAGGCAGTGGCGACCCAGTGCTTGCCGGTACCGCAGCCGTCGGCGTGTTCATGGAGGCGCGCGCGTCAGACTTGACCCAGCGCATGCTCAACGAGTTATCGGAATCACCGACGACGGCGACCAAGGACTGATTGCATTGGCGGCGTGCCAGGCCTATGTGCGTGAGCTGCAAAATTAGAGACTGTTTTCGGTCGGCAGGACGCCGTAGAAGGGCGCTTTAGAGCTCTGACAGGGAATTGCAACCTAGTGAAACATTCGATTGTGGGGTGTATTCTCCGCGAAATGCTGGCAGTATGCCGCCAAGAATTACGTCCTAACGTAGCACTTTGAGAGTGGTTTTTAGAACTGATGGAGGGCTGCCCGGCTTCCTCCTCATGGCTCTGTACCAAGTAATTTATCTATCCAGGAAGGGTTAGAATGTTTGTTGCGCAGAAGATGCACTATTTAAATGCTGGCGGTGGAATACTTGTTCCCGCTATTGGCGCAGCCATGTCTTTACCTATAGTGATGTTTTCACTCTTGGGGTATGACATTAACCCCGCATTTTTACTGGCTCCGCTAATTGGGATAGCGTTCCTAATGAGCTTCGGTCGCACCGGGCTTGCTTATATTGTTGCCGCAGTGTGCGGGCTCGCTTCTATATTGGCGGCCAATAAAATATCAGCGGATGGTGCACTGGTTAAACATATTTTCTCGTTAGTGTTAATCATGTTTTCTCCGTCTTTCTTGTTTCTCGGGAAGTACGTTTCAAAGAGTAACGATATCAGCAAGGTTTTTTACTGGTTGTCTTTATTTTCATCTGTGTTTTTAATTGTTGTTGCTGCCCGTATTTTCTACCTGGAACAGGAAGTGCGAATCTACATTGGCCCTTACGGTTTGGCCGCGATGAATGCTGAATTCCTCGGCATGCCTGTTTTTGCAACATTCGGGGTGTTGAGTCTTGCGCATTTGGTGTGCTTGCAGGCGATGGTCCTGTGTGGTTCGCTCATAGGCGGCAAAGCGACCAAACCCGTACTCACCTTGTTTGCGATAGCACTGTTCTGCGCCTCATTCCTAATCGTCGGCAGCGACTCGCGCAGTGCGCAGATCCTGTTGATGTGGATCGTAGGCTCCATTGTTGTGTATGCCATACGTAAAGCGAACGCTCGGCGGATGTGTGCAGTGGCATTGCTATCTATCCTGATTTCCTTCGCTATAAATCACGCAAGGGGAATGAGCAGTAATCGCATGGTCGCTTCTATTGAAGCTATCAATTCAGTACCGACTGAGTCCGTACCTGCGCCATTAGAGCAACCGATCGCTCAAGAAAAACTAATAGAGGAAAAGGAGCACTCGATCGCTCTAGAAAAACTGATACAGGAAAAGGAGCACCCGATTACTCCAGAAGAGTTGATGGAGGAAAAGTGGGAGAAACAGGCAGACCAGTTTGCAACCGGTCGCGTTGAGTTAGCTATTGCCGGCGCCAAAGAGTTTATGGCTAGTCCCCTCATTGGGAACGGGTTCTCTGGGTACGGACGATATTCTAATGAAGGGCTATCTACTGCTCTACTAGCCAACAGTTCGACTCACGTTTATTACCTTACGCTTCTATGGAAAGGTGGGCTGATCTTTTTCGTCCCGTTCGTGGTCATGATCCTGCTCAATCTGAAGGCAGCCATCATCGGCACAAAGGCTACAGAGCATTCAGCGGAGCGATTCTTTGCTTGGACTGCTGTTTTAATGGCATTCGGCCCAATGGCAATGGCTTGGGATATCCTGATCGTGCCGAGCGCTGGCGCCCTGGCATTCTTCCTGTTCGGCCTTCTGGGCGGGTTGAAAAACAGGGCAGCATCACCTGTGAATCCGTTTGTTGTGCATTCAACTTAATGTGGCAGGATTTGCGTGAAGGGATCTACACCGGTCAGCTCACGCAGTCTTGCGTGAAGCTCGCTGATCAACTTGGCGTTTGCCATAAACTCCCCATTTGTCTTCGTCTCGATGTCCGTGACCCTTCTATTGGCATCTGAAGCAGTGGCGAGCGCACGGTTCAGTTCGGCCCGCAACTGATCCCGCTCCCTCGATACCCCTGCGTGCATCTGCACAAGGCCGAAGATGTCTTCACGGGCTTTGCGCAATTGCAGGGTGTCCCGTCCTGAATAAGGTTTACACCTTCTGATCTTTTTTTTTCAGGAGGACCTAATGGAATAAGCAAAAAGGCGTAGTCAGCGAGACTACACGCTGACCTTTATATTCGCTGTGCCGAAGGGGCAACGTCGTTGTATTTCGTCTTGGCCGGGAATTTTCTAGCTGATTCAGAGGAGTACGGACAAGTGACCTACCGAGTCGATAATCAAAAAGCCCGGACGTACAGTTTTTCGTCCTCCACGGACAACAAGGCTCTTGGTCAATGGAGCGGTCAATACGCTATTCCCGTTGTTAAGCACCTATTCGACGCTCAGCAGGTAGTTGTCCGTATCACGCCCTACAACGAATCACCGGTAATGGTGACCTTCCCTGTTTCTGGCCTGCGGCAAGCCATTGCCCCCTTGCAGCTGGCATGTAAGTGGAAGTGATGTCCGAAATCACTGCGGCGCTGGGCACGGTTACCGTCCCTATGCTCCGCCATACATTGCGATGCAGGCGATCAAGTTTGCTTGGCTGATTAGGTCTGCCTCCTGAATGACAGCTTGGTCGTCCTCACATCCAAATATGTGGCCCGCAACCTTTATCCCGTGTGGATCGTTCTCAGCGTTGAATGCGGCGAAAGCGTCGCAATTCGATAGCGCCGAAAAAGTGAACGTGATAGCCGTGTTTGGATCACCTCAAGATCAGGCAGTATGGGCTAATCACTGTGAGGTAGAGGATAGCGACTCTAGGTATTTGAAATTTCAAGAGTCGCTTAAATCTGAATGGACCTACTAACAATTGGAAGTCACAACTAAACCGCTTGGAAGTCTTCGCTGCTGCGTTAGTTTTTCGTAGCAACCATGAGAAGAGAGCCGCCAACAGGAAGCCTTATACCTGTCTTCAATAGGATCAATTCCAGACTCATAACCAGTTCAAGTATTTTATTGAGCAAGCGCGGGATTTTGTATTCCGTCATGGGATCATATTCGCCGTCCTGTGGTTTCGCCCGAGAGAGCCACATTAGAGGAACAAGCAGGCTCACGAACGAAGTGGTGTATTTCACTTCAAGGCCTGCTGCTTTCACTTTTTGTATAAGTTCTGTTCGCGTGTAACGACGGACGTGACAAGCGAATTCGTCAACATGTGACCACAGCCAACGATGTTGAGGCACTGAAATAATAAGAGAACCACCTTGCTTTAAGGCTCGTGCCAAGTTGTCTAAAACTAATTGGTCTTGCTCAATATGCTCGATAACATCGAATGCCCCAATGACGTCATAGCGAGCTTCATCTGACATTGCAGTTGCATCAAGTTTAACGAAAGTCGCCGATGGAATTCGCTCTTTAGCATGGATCAAACCTTCTTCAAAATACTCAGATCCATACAGGTCTGCATTTGGATAGCTGTTTCTAACACCCTCAAGAACGAAAGCCGTACCACAGCCTATTTCAAGAAAATTGTTGAAGTTGCCTATCTTGTTTTTTAAAGCCCATAGAAGAACTCGATTTCTAGCGCGGAACCACCAGTGTTTGGCTTCCTCGGCAGCGAGAAGCCTGAAGGAGTCGGCGGGAAATGGTGCGCGTGTCGAGGTCATGCCGCGAGTATTCCTAAATTAGTGGCTGAGATTTGCATTTTTACACCAAAAGTCAGACGGCGCCCGCCATTGAGCGGGTATTTTTTTGCCTGGAGAAAAATGAATGACTGCAAACGAAAAAGACTGTGACCTCCTCGCACGGACACTGTGGGGTGAGGCTCGTGGCGAAACCTTGGCTGGGCAGATCGCAGTGGCCTGGACAATCCGCAACCGTGTGAACGACGGCAAGGCCAAGTCATGGTGGGGGGGGTATGCCGGCGTGTGCCAGAAGCCGTATCAGTTCAGTTGCTGGAACAAGAACGACCCGAACTTCGCCTATTTGAGCGGCGCGAAGCAGATCCCGTTCCGCGAACTGGCCCAAGCATGGATCGCCGCTGACCATGTGATTGAAGGCAAGGTGCAGGATCCGACCGGTGGCGCGACACACTACTACGCGACCGCCATGAAGAAGATGCCGGCCTGGGCGACTAGGGCGGGCTCACCGAAAGGTGGGCCCTTTTTTGTTGTCGTTTAGCAATTCCAGCCGCTCACCGACAGACGGTATAGTTCAGTCCGGAAGTTCTATAAGGAGATACTGCTATGGATAAGGCATTTCGAAATCCCGTGTTTCTAACCGGCATCCCGCTGGCCATTTGCGGATCCAGCTTTGGCTTGACCGGCTTGTTGAACGAAGCAACGTTCAGTGGCATGGCGCCCGGGCTGCTCATTCCAGGGCTCGCCTTTATGTTGATCGGCTGGATGCAGAGGAACAAGTGA